ATACTATAACCTAACTGGAGATAATATGGATTATCCTATCGACATACAACTAAAGATGTTCCTTGAGAAGGCTGCCTCTGGAGAACTAACAGAATTTCCTGAGGACTTGATGGAGGAATTTAAAGACTCCTGTGCTGAGTCGCTGAACAGTATCTTCTCTAATAGAGCTAATGAGGACTTCCGTCTGCGTATGTCTAACATTGGACAAGACCCTCGTAAACTATGGTTAGAGAAACAGTATGGTAGACCTCACCCTACACCTAACTTCCTGTTGAAGATGTTGTATGGTCACCTCATTGAGAAGGTATTCATGACGTTACTCAAAGCAGCCGATGTAAATATAGAAGCTGTTAATGAGAAGGTAACATTAGACCTTGACAAGATTACCCTTAAAGGTGAGTATGATAGTAAGATATCAGGGTACCATTGGGACTTTAAGACAGCATCCCCCTTCTCGTATGATATGAAGTTTGTTAACGCAGACTCCCTACTTGAGGATGATGCCTTCGGATATGTGGGCCAAGCAGTGGCCTATTCAGAGGCTGATGCTACTCCCTTTGGTGGCTGGTTCGTATTCAATAAGGTGACAGGAGACTTCAAAGTAGTAGATGGTACTGCACTTAATAGACCAGCCCTACGTAAGGAGATTCTAGGTAACCTAAACCATACAGTAGATATTGTTAATGGTGATGAACCAGTACCCGAATGTACTGGTGTAGTAATGGAGACTCGTTACAAGAAAGAAACAGGCAATAAGATAATTGGGAATAAGTGCAGGTTCTGTGATCATAAAGAGAAGTGCCATCCCACTGTTCAATACATACCTAGTCGTTGTAGTACAGCTTCAACTAAACCTTGGGTATATTATACGGAGATAAACGACGATGCTTAATATTGATTACGATAGAGACTCCCTACTGACTGAGGTAGCACTATCTACCCTACATGACAGGTATCTATTACCAGAGGAGAAAAGCCCACAAGATGCTTTCGCTCGTGCAAGTAACGCCTATGCAGATGGGGAAGCTCATGCCCAACGAATATACGATGCTGTGTCTAAAGGATGGTTTATGTTCAGCACCCCTATCCTCTCTAATGGTGGTACTGAGCGTGGTATGCCTATCGCTTGCTTTGGTGGGTACGTGCCTGATAGTAGGGGAGGCATTACGGATCACTACACGGAGAATGCTTGGCTATCCTCTATGGGTGGCGGTATCGGTGGTTACTGGGGTGATATCCGTGCTGACGGTCAGTCTACTAGTAAGGGCAGCAAGTCTACTGGCAGTATCCCTTTCATAAAGGTAGTTGATAGTCAGATGTTAGCCTTTAGTCAGGGGAGTACCCGACGTGGTAGCTATGCTGCCTACATGAATGTCTCTCATCCAGAGATTGAAGAGTTCATTACTATCCGTAAGCCTACCGGTGGTGATCATAATCGCAAGTCATTGAATCTTAACAATGCAGTGTGTATCCCCGATGTATTTATGGATAAGATTACGGGTGTTGATCCTGATCCAGCATGGGATCTGATAGACCCTAATAGTTTAGATGTAATCAAGACTGTTGATGCACGTAACCTATGGATGTCTATCCTTGATACACGCTTGGAGACAGGTGAACCGTATATCATGTACAGTGACACAGTGAACGCTGCCCTACCACAGACACAAAAGGACATGGGACTACTAGTACGACAGAGTAACTTATGCGTATCGGGTGATACTCCTATCTTAACCAAAGAGGGTTATGAAGCTATTGGTGGTCTAGTGAATCAAGAGCTAGAGGTATGGAATGGGCAGCAGTGGTCTACTACTACTGTTAGGCAGACAGACACTGATGCTACATTAATGATGGTTCAATTTAATGATGGGTCTTCTATCAAATGTACACCCCAGCATAAGTTCTATATTCAAGAGGAATATGGACAAGAACCTAAATGCTATAGTGCTAGTGAGTTATATGTAGGAGCTAAGCTGGAGAAGTTTGATTTACCTACTTCAACTGTTATTAATTATCCACCTATGGACGATGCATACTCTCGGGGATTCTATGCAGGTGATGGTAATAACGGGTATAAATTCTCATGGGTCTACCCTGCTAAACATACTGTTATACCTAAGTTGGTGGGCACCTTCTCTGAGCCGAACGAGATAGGTCGAATACGTTGGACGCATAAGCAGTGGGAGAAGTTTATTGTACCCTTTAATGCTGATTGGGATTCACGTATGGAGTTTTTAGCAGGTTTACTAGATGCCGATGGATGTGTCACTGCTAGTGATAACTGTCAGAACATACAGCTAGTGTCTACTCAACCCCAGTTCTTACAAGAATTGAAGCTTTTATTACAGGAGATGGGCGTACATTGTACTGTGTCATTCCGCAGAAATGCAGGTGATTATATGTTACCAGCTAATGACGGATTAGGTAGTAATAAGTTATATTCTTGTCAAGAGTTATGGATGTTAAGTATTAACGGTACTGGAGTACAACGGTTAGTGGATGCAGGTAATCTACATACCCGCTGTCAACGATTGGTTATCAGCCCCGATCAGAATCCACAGCGTAACGCTAATAGGTTTGTAACTGTTGTTAACACAGTAGATAATGTATCAATAGAAGATACCTACTGCTTTACTGAACCCCTACGTAACAGGGGGGTATTCAATGGTGTACTGACTGGAAATTGTAGTGAGATAACCCTAGCTACTGATGAGTCTCGCACCTTTGTATGTTGCCTATCATCAGTCAACCTAGAGAAGTATGATGAGTGGAAAGATACTACATTGATAGCCGACCTTACTAGGTTCCTTGATAACGTATTAACATGGTTTATTGCTAATGCACCTGATGCCCTACATAAGGCAGTATACTCTGCCTCTCGTGAGCGTGCTATTGGTATTGGTGCTATGGGATTCCACTCCCTACTACAGAAGAGGGGGATACCGTTTGAGTCTGCCCTTGCTACTAGTCTTAACCTCAAGGTATTCGCTGATATGAATGAGAAGGCTATAGCTGAGTCAGAGAAGCTAGCCTTAGAACGTGGTGAACCTGATGATATGCAGGGGACAGGCCGACGTAACAGTCATCTGTTTGCTATTGCACCCAATGCTAGTAGTGGATTGATTGCTGGTACTAGCCCAGGTATTGAACCTTGGGTAGCTAATAAATTTACTCAGAAGACATTGAGTGGTTCCTTTAACATGGAGAATAAGTATCTTAAACTACTACTAGATAAGCATGGTCTTGATACTAAGGATGTATGGAAATCTATTACTGCTAACAAGGGTAGTATTAAACACCTGACTACTATACCTGAGTACGATAGAGATGTATTCAAGACAGCAGGTGAGATGGACCAACAGTGGTTAGTACAACATGCTGCTGATAGACAACCCTTCATCTGTCAGGCTCAAAGCCTTAACCTATTCTTCCCACCTAACGCTAATGGTGAAGTAGATATGTCGGAGGTACACCAATGCCATGTTAACGCATGGAAGAAAGGGGTTAAGACTCTCTACTATCTACGCTCACAGGCAGTAGCTCGTGTAGAGAACGTGGAGATCAAGGTAGAACGTAAGGAATTGGCTGGTGCAACCATCAGTCCAGTAAATCAGGAGACCACATGCATGGCATGTGAGTCATAACAGGAGGGTATTATGGTTTATAACTTAAACATAGGGGTTCGTCTTGGCTTTATAGTAGAGTCTATGCTTGAGAGAATAGCACAGGAGATACATGCTCCAGTGTTCATCTGTGCTGCTACCTGTCTAGATGCTATCCTAGGTACTCCGCAAAGGGTGACACCCACCTTTATTATGGAGGACAAAGCTGCCCTTGTTAGGGGGGTAACGGCCTTAGAGTCAATAGAAGATTGTGACGTTCATACACGTGGTAGCTATATATGGGATGTGTATCTTCGAGGTATCCTACGGGTACATCTACGGATTGTAGATGATCATATGCCTAAGGATTTCCCTATTGCTGGGGTTGTTCAATTCCTTTCATTCTCTGAGGTTGGGTACCGAAAGGAGTTTGAGGAAGCCTTAACCCATAGGGTAGTACAGATACCTGAACTCCTTAGTGCAGCCCAATCCTCGTACTATAGAGCTATTGTAGATGTACTTGCTATGTATAACGAGGTAGGGGGTTCAGACTCCCCCCGTAAGGTATTGAGTGGGTGTCGTACTAATAGACATATTGTTAATACAGGACCAAGACCTTTTACTATTAAGGGGTGGGATAACCTTATAGGCTCCAGTGCCTCTGATGTTAGTCCGTCTCAGGATACAGCCCCTTCTGTTGGGTATCAGGGTACTACCTTCTGGGATGCTGCTCAGCTACCAACGGAGTTCCCCGCTATAGATACCCCTTCATTTGCTACTACTAATTATAGCAGGAATGTAGAGAGTGGGGAGAGAGCTATATCGTCTTCATTACAACCTTCCTTAGACCTATATAACCTAGGAGGCAACATTGACATTACTAGATAAGAGAGAGTATTATAAACCCTTTAATTACCCGTGGGCATATGAAGCATATAAACAACAACAACGTATCCATTGGCTACCTGATGAAGTACCACTACGTGAGGATGTACGGGATTGGAACAGGAACCTAGATGAGGGGGAGAAGAACCTCCTTACCCAGATCTTCCGGTTCTTTACTCAAGGGGATGTAGATGTAGCACAAGGCTACCTTCATAAGTATATCCCTATCTTCGGACACCAGCCTGAGTTAGCTATGATGCTTAGTAGCTTTGCTAACATGGAGGCTGTGCATGTAGATGCGTATAGTCTACTACTTGATACCTTAGGGTTACCTGAGTCAGAGTATCAGGCGTTTAGTAAGTACACAGCTATGGCTAACAAGCATGAGTATCTATCAGATGTTGATACAAGAGAGATTGTTATTGAGGCAAGACCAGTAGGGGCATCTTTTGCCTATAAGCAGAGGACAGCTAAAGGATTAGCTGTATACTCTGCCTTCACTGAGGGGTTACAGCTATTCAGTAGCTTTGCTATCCTGCTTAACTTCCCCCGTCATAATAAGATGAAGGGTATGGGGCAGATTGTTACATGGTCTATTCGTGATGAGAGCCTACATGTGGAGAGTATGATTAAACTCTTTGAGACATTCATCAACGAGAATCCTGAGATATGGACTGATGACTTTAGAGGTGAGTTGTATCAGGTATGTCGTGACATGGTAGACTTAGAGGATGCCTTCATTGATCTAGCCTTTGAACAAGGTGGTATACAGGATATGGAAGCTACTGATGTGAAGCAGTATGTACGATTCATTGCAGATAGACGACTACTACAGCTAGGCTTAAAGCCTAACTATGGAGTTAAAGATAATCCCCTACCCTGGATTGATGATATGGTTAGTGGTGTAGAACATGCTAACTTCTTCGAGACAAGAGCAACAGAGTACACCCGAGCTAATGGCACAGGGTGGGGTAACATATTCGATAACAACTAACAGGAGAGACTTATGACTAACGTAACTAATATAGACCTAGCAACAACAGATCCTAACGAACGTATGGTAGCCACCTTTGCAGAAGAGGGCATTCAGATCTTATCTATTGCCCTGCTGACTGGTGCTACTAGTGGTGTTCGTATTACTAATAACCAATTTGAAATGTTAGCGTTACATTATGGAACCATCAAACACCAAGCATCCAAACTTACTAGCACGGATAACGAAGGAGCGGTTGAAGCCTCAGACGATACCGAGCAAGAAGAAACAGAAGCTAGAGAAGCAAGCTAAGAAGGAGAAAGATTATGAGTAATACAAATTTAATAGAACATATACGTAATCAGATTACTACCCTTGAGCAAGAAGTAGAAGAGTCCTCAATATTAAATGACCCAGACTTTAACATCCAAGACTACTGTGGTGGTAATTTTGATGATGCTTATGACATGGGGTGTGATGTTGGGAGTACAACTGGGCAATTAGGAGTATACAAGAACCTGCTACGTCTATATACAGACAATAATTATAAGGCAGCTTAATGTCTTACGGCAAGAAGACAGGACGATACCGTAGTATCTACGAGTCTGCTGTCGCCAAAGCAATGCGTACCTTAGGTATCAAGTTCAAGTATGAGAACATGAAGTTAAAGTATGCAGTCCCAGCAAGGGTAGCGACCTACACTCCCGATTTTGAATTACCTAATGGTATTATTATTGAGTGTAAAGGTCGCTTCACCCCTGCTGATAGGAAGAAGATGTTGTTTGTTATAGAGTCACACCCTAAGCTAGATATACGTATGCTGTTTCAAAACAGTAAGGTTAAGATACGTAAAGGTAGTAAGACCAGCTACGCTGATTGGTGCGATAAGAACAATATTGTATGGGCACACGGGATGGTGCCTCAAGCATGGCTTAAAGCTAAGGGGAGATAACGATGAGTGAGATTAAGAAGTTATTCTGGGACATAGAAACTAGTAAGATGACAGTACGTTCATTCAGTCTATACCCAGATTATATATCACCAGATGATATTATCAAAGATTGGCATATCATTAGTATTGCCTACAAGTGGGCAGGTAGTGACAAGGTACACGTCCTACGTAAGCGTGGTAAGGACGATGACTCTGTTATGATTGCTAAGATGCATAAGGTATTGAGTCAAGCTGACTTACTGATCCATCATAATGGAGATTCATTTGATATGCCTAAGTTCCTATCTCGTATGATTGAGTTAGGACTACCACCACTACCTAAGATCAAGAGCTTTGATACTCTTAAGGCTGCACGTAGAGCTAAGTTCAGTAGCCGTAAGCTAGACTACCTACTCAAGGTACTCTGTGACCACGGTAAGCTAGAGAACCCTAAGGGGTTATGGAACGATGCTACTGATGGGGATAGGGTAGCTATCGATCACATGGTTAAATACAACAAACAGGACGTAGTGCTACTAGAAGAACTATATGATATCCTATTACCGTACAACCTGATCGCCCATCCTAATGAGAATATGTTTAGTGCTGATGGTACTACTGATAACTGTCCTACATGTGGGAGTCCCGATCTAACTAAGCGGGGATTCAATATGACTAAGGTAGCTAAGTATCAACGGTATCAATGTAACAGTTGTCATGGTTGGAGTCAGGGAAAGAAGAATGTAGCAGAGGTCATGGAGATACGATGAAAGCTATATACACAGCCCCTAACGGGGTCACTCCTAGATTATCTCAATAGGTATAAGAGGGGTACTAATCTACCAGAGGAATTCTGGGAACTGTTAGAGCAAGAGGTGGGTAATAGGGTAGATGAGTTTAGAGATAAGTATACTACTAGACAACACTAGGAGGTGGGAGTCAGCATACCCAGGCCAGATATGGTATAATCGTACGAAACAGAAGGAAAATAAGATGACAGATAACATTGAAGAGATACTAGAAGAACGTGGTAAGACACACGGTGACTTTAAAGAACATGCCGAGTATACACAACGTATGAAAGACATGATCGTAGAGTCAGAGCAGGGGGGTATGCAAGTAGATGGAGGGGTAGATACCTCCAATAATATGAACATGTCCCAGACGGAAGCACTAGAGATGATCATGCATAAGATCGGTCGTATCTTAGCTGGTAGTCCCCACCATAATGATCACTGGGATGACATCGCTGGGTATGCTAAGCTAGGGAGTAAGGCTTGTTTACGGAGTGAACCACATGAAGATTGAAGAGCTAGTTCCCTACGTGGAGGCCATCACAAAGGTTATAGCATACCGTGAAGCTAAGTATGGTGAGTGGGTGTTTGTTGTACGGTTAGATGATGAACGTGATGCACAGATTCGTATCAGACAAGTACCTCGTACTAAGATGGATGAGGCTATCTCAGCAATACACAACGCTATTAAGATGGAACAGGTGGGTAGTAATGCCATCCATTAGCAACCTAACAAGAGATGAAGAAGAGGTGGGTAGTATGTTAAAGAAGAAGAAGAAGGTTGTAGATGGTATTGAAGAGGTAGCTATTACTACCACTAATATACACTTTGAATATGGGGGTATTAAATATGCTTCTATGAAGGCTGCATTAGAGGATAAGCAGTATAATGAGCTACCCCCCCTTAAGAAGATTGATCTGGCATTAACTGACTATTGGGGGAGGGCTAGTATGATTAGAGGTAGTGCCTACACTAGAGCAATGAGGCATTCCTGTACCCCTTATGACGCAGAACCCCTTTCCAGCTTAGCTGAGGCTACTCTAAAGACTATAGAAAGGATACTAAGAACATGAGCGATTCAATAACTAGCCAAGTTAAAGATATCTGTATCTGGCTTGAGGACGAAGACCCAACAGGGTTCCAGCACTTAGGGGATGCAGTTACTAAGAGAGATGTGTATCGTATTGTGCAGTACATTAAGAAGATCTTAAAGGAGAATGACCTATGACTATGATAGATGAAGTTAAAGATATAACAGTAGCTGTGAAGCGTAAGAAGATTATACCTAAGGTACCTCTCTACCGTGAGTACCGTGTAGGGTACACTAAACAAGCCACGTATAACCCAGAGAGCTTCCTTAAGTATTTCTCTGAGTATGAGATGATCCCTGATATCCAAGTAGTAAAGGACATGATACGATGACAGGTAGATGGTTAGACACCGTAGAGATGAATGAGTTAATGAACTTTATCATTGAATCCAATAAGATTGAAGGCATACTACGTTACCCTACTGATAAGGAGATTAAGGAGGCTGGTCGCTTTCTTAGTCTTAAGGAGGTAACAGTAGATGACCTAGTACAGTTCGTATCTGTGTATCAACCTAATGCAGTACTACGTGATAACTACAATGTATCTGGAGTTCGAGTAGGTAAGCATATAGCACCTATGAGTAGCCCCGAGATTAAAGTTAACCTCCAACTCTTATTGGATAAGGTCAATGATTGGGAGTTCTATGGTACTAACAACTCATGGCAGACTCATGTAGAGTATGAGACCCTCCACCCCTTTACTGATGGTAATGGTCGGTCCGGTAGAATGCTATGGGCATGGCAACAGAGAGATTTAGCCCTAGGTTTCCTACATGCATTCTACTATCAAACATTAGATAACAGTCAGGGAGGGGATTAGTATGGATAGGGTATTACACATTATAAGTATCAAGAACTTCTTAGCAACCATAAAAAAGCCCCCAGTACAGAAGTACTAGAGGCAAGTTACCAGACGGGTGGGGAATAGGGATATGAATAATAAACGATTATGTAAACTATTTACTGAGGCATTCAATAAGACAGATACCATCTCTGTGTTAGATAGTCTGAAGTTTAAGAAGTCTAGGTATGAGGGGGAGGAGACCTATAAGGTTAGTGGTAAGGTAATTACCTATAATCACCCAGACAAGGACTTTACCTTTAATCTAACTAGGGACTTTAAGAGAGAACTACTACCAGTATGGGCAAACGGATTAGCAATGGAGTTAGAGAAAGATGAGTGATGTAGTGGACTTCTTATCAGCTGAACGTATGGTTTGGTCTTGCGAGTGTGGGAATCAATCCTACTATATCTATGATAACGGCTCAGTGGAGTGTGTGTTCTGTGAGAGTATTCAGGATGAAGAGGTTACAATGTGTGTACCCCGCAAGCTGACACGTATGATGACAGATGAGGAACGTGAACGATTTAATAAAATAGACAAAGAGGTATCTCTAGATGAATAATACAGAACTGAGACGAGCAATTGAACAGGAACTACCTAAGGCTAGAAAGCATCCTATGTCTACCTTTGATGTAGAGTTCCTTGGATACATATACCTATCAGCATTATATGATCATCGTATACTCAATCGTATGCCTCGTGTATTATCTAACATACGACAGCTACCTAGAATTGGAGCTATTGTACTATTCCATAAGCCCCTACTTAGTCCTACTCTAGCATCTCGTATCCCTAGTGATGGTGTGCCCACTAAGGCTGAGGCTGCTGAGAACTATGAGCTACTATCCCTTGAGGGATTACTCAGTGGTAAGCTCAGACAACGAGTAGAGGATGTACTAGCGGGGTGACATGCAATCTCGTATTGTATCTCTCGTAACCTTATAGTCGGCAATGGCTGAGCGGGTAGCTCGATAAGTACCCTCTCTCTTCATTACCTTTAGATCGTTCTTCAGTGCGGATTCTTCTACCTTAGTATAGGGTATGAGGACTCCGCATTTGTCGTTAGAAACCGCCGTTGAACAACCTGTCAACATCATAGTCAGGATCACTGCGCTTAATAGCCTTTGCCAATGTTTCATTCTGTCTCTCCAATATGTCTATGGTCTTATCTCTACCTCGAATGGTGTACTCTAACTTAGCTACACTCTTACTCTGTCTATTGTAGAGATAGGCTAAGGTCAGGAGTCCCAACCCTAGCACTATACTTAGATATAACATCTATCGTTCTACCTCATCACCTACTGCCTTAGCTTTAAAGACATTCAATGCAGGTAGGTCAATCACTACAGCATAGATCAGGGCAGCCCATGATCCTTTAGCTGGTGTATTAGTGAGTGATGCAATTGTAGATGCTACTGTTACTACAGCAAATACGATAGGTAGGTATTCACCTACTAGGGGGATGTTCAGCATGAACTCTAGCACTTGAATCACAGTGTCCGAGTCTACTGGTAGTGATTCCACTACAGTTACTACTTCGTTTTCCATTTCATTCTTCCTTTATCGTTTAGGTTTAATACCACCCTGTAATCAAATACAGGACAGGTCTTATTCGCTACTTCTCTATGTCCTCTAAAGATGATAGCTCCTCCGTATGAGGTATCAATAGCCCTACAAAGCATTCTAAGCGCCTCTAGGCTATCATCTGTGAACTCTGCTAACCCACCTACACAGATAGCTATGCTACCCCTGTTGTGGCCCTTCTGAGCAGCTGGTACTGTATTGATGGGTCTACCGTTGTGGATAGTACCATCCTTACTGATATAGAAGTTGTATCCTATATCGTTAAAGCCCCGCTTCTTATGCCACCTACGAATGGTGCGTACGTTATCATGCTTAGGGTTATCAGTATCAGAACAATGAATGAACACTGTACGTACCACACGGTTAGGTTTCTTAAATTCGTATACTACCTCTTCTATTGGGGGTAGTGGTGTATGGGTTGGACTATTGATCCAACTCAACACCTTCATCATCCATTCTGGCATATAGTCTTCCTTGTAGTCTATTATATAGTTGACGTACTGTTAGGTACGCTCCGTCTTTGTTCTTAACTATGTGTGGGTTAGCTTTAAGTGCAGCGTCCCCTAGTACTCTATTTACTTTAAGGGTACTATCAGCACTACGGTTAACTTTAAGTAACTCAGTACCCTCTGATCTACCAAAGTGATGTAGAGTGTACACTTCAGTAGGGGTGACATGACTGTTGAATTTAGCCGTAGCATATAGTACATCATCACGTAACACAGCAGCAGACATTAGGGTTTCTGCATAATGGTTACCCCTCATAGATTTATCAACACCATACTTATCTCCAAACTTATCAACTGCTAGGTTCCATGTACCATCAGTTAATTGCATTAGTCCATTAGCTGTAGAATCCCCAGCATCATTAGGTCTAGGTTTTAGATCAGACTCAGCCCATTGAATAGCAGTTAATAGGATAGGGGGTATCTGTGTAGCTTCACCTACAGAGGTATTCATACTGATGATAGCACTAGGGGTTATATTAGTCAGGGTAGCCAATTCCTCTAGCTTATCCCCATCAACATTGTAAGATACTTTAGCTGTGGGTGGAGGTGTCTTATCTTCAATAGCATCCCATTCTAATGGGGAGTCCTCTATTTCAGATAGACTCTCTCTAGGTTCTAGTACTCTACCTATAGTATCACTGATACCGTCAACCAACTGTAGGGTTAACAAGGTAAAGGAGCTAGCATTAGATAGGTCATCAATCACAGTAGGACCGTTAGGCATAGACTGTATCTTATCTAGGGTACCCTTCATTACTTCATATCGTTGTAGCTTTAATTCATCTAGTAGCTCCGTCTTGAGTTGACTACCGAAAAAAGCACGGTCACCATTATTAACAAACCTAGTGTTCTGGTCATTCCGGATAAACCTACTATTCTTAGTAATGGTCTTAAGGGTCTTTTGATCTTCTTGAATAACATCATGTATCTTTAATAACTCCCTGTTCTGATCATAGAATTTATTGAGATCTGATTCTGGTTCATCACCTTGCTCCACACTCTCAATGAGTTTATCTCGTACACTAGCTGCTTGGTTAGCAGCCTCGGCTACACGATAGTATCGTTCAGAGGTCTTCCACTCATCAGGAGCTACTTGTTCACTGTTAGTGAAACCACCTACAAGGAACATCTCACCAGGTTTTAGCTTACGCATCTCTGGGGTGATTTCGTAGTAAGACAACATAGTGTCTGCTACCTGAGTGATCTTAGTAAATACTGTACCCGTTATACTATTCAAGAATTGTTCTGTTCTAGCAGGACTCCATGATGTACCAGTAGCCTCATGCATCTTCTCCATCAGGATATTCATAGCTTGAGAGGTTCTATCATTTGTCTGTAGATAAGGGTCTTCATCTTCTAGATGATTCGGCACCGTCTTACCACCGAAGTAGGTACGACCTGATACAGCCTGAGCAGCAGCAGAGAGTACTGGTGGTGATATTCTGAACTGTGCATGTATAGCATCTAAGGCAGCCATAGGTATATTATTACCAGAGGGATCGTAGTCATCCATAGCCTGTGCTACCTCAGGGAAGTTCTCCTTGATAGCATCCCTCATAATATCGGGAGCTACACTATAGAGGACACTAGCTAATGTCAGAGAGAACTCATCAATAATAGATGTGCCTTGGGCTACGAATCCTCTACTTAGACTCAACCAACCCAGTTGTATCTTATTACGTTGGGCTATATCCCCCTCATTCTCCTTAGTGAATAGGCTAGCTACTCCTTCTTCATTAACAGCAGCCTTGGTACCCATGATAGCAAGGGAGGTAAAGACAGCTCCTTTAATGAAGCGTCCTCTAGCGTATGCAGCACGAGAGAATAGAATATCTTGAGAGTTAACCATAGATCTAGCGAAGGCAGTATGAGCGATAGCATTATCTACGAAGTTACTATACAGAACCCATGATACACCATCAAAGGACATACCAGCCCACCCTTGGGTAGAGCGGAGGTTGTGTTTAGCCTTACGTATTAGAGCCTTATCTCCTGAAGCTTTAGCCTTCTCGTACTCCTTACGTAGTAGCAGTACCATGTTCTTACGTGCTCCCTCATCTACACCATAACCCTTCTGGGAGAAGTTAACACCTCTCTCCTTCATTAGAATGATAGCTTCTCGGGGGGTATGTCCTATTTTAACAAGACCCTCATACTCAGCAACACGGATCATCATATCGAACCTAGTTAGATAAGCATGATACCCCTCGTTAAAAGCAGCACCCACAGAGAATGAACCATCCTCAGGGGTTAAGGTAGAGCGTCCACTAGTCTCATCAGTAAGGAACGTCTTAAAGAGTCCCTTGTTCTTCTTGGCAGCCATAGCCCTACGGAGTCCTTCACCTGACTCTTTGCCAGGTAGGCTCTCCATGATACCGGCACGGTTACCTAGTCCATAGTTTACACTGAGGAACTCATATAGCTCAGGGGTTCTCTCTTTAGATACAGCAGCCCTAATATATCGCATAGGGTTAATGGCATCTCTGATCCTCATCTGTGACATGATAGCAGAATCAATCAACTCCTTGGCTGTAATAGCTGGAGTGAAGATACCAGTTACAGGTACACGGATAGCAGCGTTAACATGACGATAAGCCTTCCATCCTCGGGACATCAACTTACGGTTATTAGCTGTACCTTCTAGTAGGTGCCATAGATCCTTATCTTTAATGGTAAGCTGCATAGTCCCACCATCAATACTAAAGGTAATAATATCGGGGGGAGTCTCAACGGGGATACCATCATCCCCTACTTGGTAGGAAGGTTCGTGTCCTCCGAATTCATCATAGGTTATGTCCTTCCTAGCGCCTGTACGTAGGCTTTCAATCGCCTGTTTAATCTCGGTAGGGCTTTCTCTAAATACGTTATCAAGGCCCTCTTCGAAATTATCAATAAAGTAATCAAGAATAGTACGTCTAATATGAGCATTTTCAAGTCCTCTTCCTACTTGGTCTATATATTCTGTTTGAGTATCTAATGGTGGACGGGTCTCTACAGGTACAATCTTACGTACCTTCTTTAATGAACCAGTACTAGAAGCACTAACATACGTCTTCTCCGTGGTACCAGTAGCGTTATGTATAACCTTATATGAGGGTACAAATGCAGGACGTAGAGCTATCCATTTATCAGCTACTGCTTGAGATAACTCCCCTGCTTTTACACGTTGTTGTAGTATGAATTTATTAAACTCACTATATTCTTGTATGAACTGTTGTGCCCAAGGTTTATCTTTAAAGCGGGATAGCTTCTCTTCAGCTTGTCCACGAGATAGATGGGAACGTCTAGCAGTATCATCTAACATATCTTCGATAATAACCCCTACCTTATCCTTTGTGGACTTCAGTAGGTCAGCATCCTGTATCATACTATCAATATCATTGGCAAGCTTCTGTGCCTCCGATAGGATAGGTTGATATAACTCATCAGTCTCTGCTTTAGCAGCATCGAATACTGTAGCAAAGAACTTACCTAGGGTAGTACCCAGCTCTGTAGGGAGACCTAGATCCGTAGGATCAGGGGTACCTTGAGATATTACTCCTCGGGACTTAGAGACCTTACCATCTCCTGCTAGAGTCTCTAGGATAGAGTTACCTTTATCGGCTAGTTCAGTATCAATAGTATAATAATCTGATATTACATTAGTAGCATCCAATAGATCATCAGGTTCTGTTACTAGTGCACCATTCTCTGAGGCACGTTCAACCATAGTACGGAGATTATGTACTCCTTCTACTGTGTAGTGAGTACCATCCATCTCTAAGGTCTGTACGTACTTACTGTCTGTAGTGCTACCTACAGCATGGCTTGCCCATGTACCAGAGTTCTGATCAATCAGTTTAGCACCAGCCCAATCTGCATTATGAGCAGAAGGTGCTTGCATAATACCTTCGGCCTTACGTTTAGTACGTTCAATATCGTGCATTACCTTCCAGTTATCTATATGCATAGAATACAACTGGGGTAGAGCAACACCTTGATCGATAGTTACGTTACGGGTACTATAGTACTCATTCAATACACCCCGCACATAAGCAGGGCGTTCGTTATAGGGTACAGGTAGATTACTACCCCCACCGAAGTACACATTACCAGTAGTAACGGTAGGAGGCTGTCCACCCATACCACCCCCCATATTGGTAAGGTAACCAATAGAGTTTAAGTCTACTAGGTCAGTAGAAGGGAGAGTAGAAGGGGGAGTAGAAGGGAGAGTAGTCATCTCTTCTACAACATCAGGCTCTATATTAATAGGGGTATCATTAAATGTGACATCCCCTAATTCTAATTGTTCATCGTATGTAAGGAGGGATTGATCAGTAGGTTGGAATCCTAGTTGTTCCATCTCAGCTTTAACTGCATCTCCTTTTGCCCCACTAGCCTTAGTAACTGCAATCTCAGCATCCTTACCAAAGATACTCTTGATGACTTGACGACCAGCTGGCAGTGCTCCACGAACAGCAGCATCACCGATGAAGCCCCCGATTAATTCTTCCATACCACCCAGTATACGTCTAGAGAAAGGACTATTGACATCCTCCCCCATTAGTTCTGCTGATATAGGTTCGAAGGCTGTATCTACCCCACTGACCATAGTAGAACCAGCAGCAAACTCGGAAGCTTCCTTACCTACTACTTTAGTGAACTCTCCTAGTTGTCCTAGTTTAGTACCCACCTTCTGGATAGCTCGGGGTTTGATCTGACTCAAACCTCCTACCATGAGGGTAGCGAAGTTGGTTACATCATCTGTATTTCTTGTCTCTTTAAGGACTGGGATATACGTATCTTTAATACGAGTAGTAAAGTCATCTATGGATTCACTGATAGCAGCACCATCATCACTAGCACCACGTAGGGCTTCAGTAAGGTGGGCTTCACCTGTATCTGATAGGAGCATCTTAGGGACAAAGTTAAAAGGGTGTATCACATCAGTCTCTAGCTGGGAGGCTAGAAGGTCTGTGGAGATAGAGGCTACATCACTGGGTACTTGAGCGATAGCAGAAGCACCTTTAATCATTACATTGGTAGTATCCTTAGCACCTTCATTGAGTAACCCTACGAACATACCTAGATCTTCACCTAGGGGTAGGGACTCAGCAGTCTCTCTGGCTCCCTTATCCTTCTCACGGGCGTAATTACGGACAGCTAACATTACGTCACCTGCCATCTCACCTACTGTAGAATCAACGAACCAGTCTTTGACTGACTCCTTCTCAGTAGCTTCTTCATCTATATCGTCGAAGCTGAGAGGTTCTTCCTCGGCTATATCGTCGAAGCTTAGGGGGGCTTCTTCCTCGGCTATATCGTCGAAGCTTATAGGATCAACTGATCCATCGTCCATCTGGTATACGTTTAGCATTTAGTTACCCTTGCTTTTTAATCCGTCTATATCTTTCTGGGAGAGGGTACGTTTGGTACCATCCTTCATCTTGACAGTTTGTCCTACAGTGAGAGTCCTACCATTCTGTGTTATTGAATTTGGGGTAGCATCCACCATACTCTCCTTGGTGTCACTTGTAGATGGGAACTCTACATCCCCATCTGTAGTAGGGTTATCTTGTATCTCTTCCAGCAAGGCTTCACCACCGTACTTACGGAATAACTTCTTATCATCGTCACTAAGGAACTCTTTATACTCTGGATCAGTAATCTCGATACCATACTTCTCGAAGGTCTCGTCTGCTGACTTAATAGCTTCAAGAGCTTCCTTACGATACTTAGCACGTAGGGTATTCTTCTTACCAAAGGTGTCTAATGATATATCCTTAAAGAAGTTCTTACCTTTAATCAGGTTAGCAGTGGCGGTAGCTAGTTCAGCGGGGTTGTCTAATGCTACTGTACCTAGGCTACGACCTTGGTCATCCCTAGCAGTGAACTTCTTCTTAACAACACTCATTAGGTTATCAAATTCTATCTCAGAACTCTTAAGACGATCATTATCAATACTACGGATCATAGTGTTAGCAAAGAAGGGGGAGGGATCATTCTCTCCACCTTTAGCTGCCTCTTGATCAAAGTCATTAGACCAGTTAGTCTCTAGCTCTGTCTTATCTAGATTTCTCTTACGGTCCTCCTCTTGAGCACTTTGGTCTCTCTTAGAACGAGTCTGATTAAGAGCCTGTCCTAACAGCTTAGCACCCTCGGTAGGATCATCAAGGATAGTCTGTTTAATAGTCTGTAGGTAACCTTCATCAAGTCCTTTAGTACGTAACTTCTCGAAGGTAGTGGATAAGGATCCCATATCATTACCCCCACTCTTACCGAAGTAGCGTTCAAAGGCATCCTCTGCCTCCATCTTCTTATTCTCACGCTCTAGGCGGTACTTAGTCTCAAGGGCTTCCTTAGTAGCCTTGGATGTCTCTAGTCTATCCTTAGTCTTCTCAGCAGCCTTCTGTCGAACAGCCTGATCTTCACGCATGTTCTCACCGAGAGCACCGATGAAGTAATCCATCTTACGTCCCATTACTTAGACTCCTCTGTTAGTATACTACCACCAGTTAACTCTCCAGAAGCGGGGTCATCATGGGGGTTATACTCTTCTTCTACTTCTATACCCATAGCTCCTGTTACGGGGGTAAGGATACTCTCTCCAGTCAGTTCACCACTAGCTGGATCTTCATCTGCTTCTCTCTGCTTACGGTCACCACGAGCTAGTAGTTCTCCTATAGCTCGTTCACGTTTAGCATCAGGACGTTTGTACTTAATATCCTTAGGGCTTACACCTTGTGCTACACCAGCAGCTACGACTGTAGCCATTGTACGTTTAGCAATAAGGGCAGCTACATCAGGTGTGAACTTACCGTCAGCAAATCCCTTTACAAGGATACCGTTGGTAATGTCACTAGCGTATACACCCTGCTCTAGGGCAGCAGCAATAGCTGGGCCTGTGTATTTATCTGAGATCTTATCCATCACATAGAACATAGCCTCCTCATCAGAAGCATACTGTGGGGGTTGCTCATAAGCAGCAGCACCTACAGGTTTAGTAAGGCTTTCACCTGGGATTGGTCTACTAAAAAGGTCGCGTTTGTTCATCGTACTTATCTCCCTTAGCAATCTGGTAGATACGATCATACCAGTCATTACTTATCTCTTTACCATCTGCTGACTTAATAGCTTGACTATCCCCTAAGGCTCTATCGAACTCAGCCATAGCTCCTACTGGTAGGTCTATACTATCATAGTCTGGTTTCTCTGTGGCAGTCTCTACAGCACTAGGTGTGGAGCCTCCAGCAAAGCTACCGGATACAGCTTTCACTACATCTAGTACCCCTTTATCATCTGTGATGTCTCTGAAGAAACCATCTACATCATCGTAGAATTCTTCTACACCATCTAAGAAATCGTCAAACATATCTAGCTTCCTCCTGGAAATAATCCTATAATTGTAGAGATAATGTCAGCATAACCGCCACCTCCCGCTTTCTCTGCATCAAAGTTTGCACTTTGTGTGCCCTCTATTAATGCGTATTCATGTTTAATAGCTGCTAGAGCTAGGTTATAATCACGAGTAGTAGATGACTCACTAGCAGTAAATGCCCATGAGGCTTCATCACGTAGGGATTGCCATAGTGCATTAAGACTATAATTACTTAAGTTAAAGGCATTCTGTACGTTGAGTTGGTTAGCTGCATTGATAGCAGCGGTGTTACTTGTATTGATCTGTCTACGCCATTGGGTGTTAGATTGGTCTACTACTTGTCCCATACTAGCATTGAACTGGTCTGTCTGGAAGTCCATGTTAGCATTGAACTGCTCAACTGCTGTACGCTGTTGTTCATTAAAGATATCAGTAGAGACATCCATCTGACCTTGAGCTAGCTCCATCTGATTAAGTTGGGCTGCATTAAACTGCTCTAAGGCTGTAACACGGTTAGCATTCTGGTTAGCAATGTTGGATACTAACTCAGCTTGGAACATACTGATCTGTTGACCACTAGCTGCATTGAATTGATTAGCTGCATTGATAGCTGCTTGATCGGAGAGTAGAGCTTGCTGTCTATTCTGTGTATTGACCATAGCTGCTTGTTGTTCGTTAGCTAGGTTCTGCATATCCATCTGGAAGTATGTGCTGGCATCGTGACTAGCTATCTGTATGGCTGATTGCTGTACTGCCTCTGTGATTGCACCTACACCAATAGAGCTGTTACCTAGGCCTCGTGAGGCCATAGCATCGGTTGCTACACGAACTGCACCTTGTGCCCATTCTGCAATAGCTCCGTTATCTGTGTCGTTGTATAGCTTAGTAAGCTGGCCCACCATCGTACCTAGCTCGGATACCTGACCCTGAGCTGCTGTCATCTGTGCTTCAGTACCGGCTACGGTAGCTGCACTGTAGTTGGCAGGAGTAGCGATGTATTGCTGTCCGGTGTTAGGGTTTACTACGATGTTAGAACCATCAGCTTGGGCTACATTCATCGTGGGGTTGCCTACTGCATTGGCATCACTTATACCTGTATTAGAGATAGGGGTATAGGTCATTAGCTCACCATTCTGAGCTGTCATAGTAAAGGGTACCATCTCAGCACCATTAGGTAATGAGGGATCATTGACGTTGTTAGCTAGGTGGGCATTGATAGTAGTAGGAGCGTTAACAGTACCAGTAGTCCCTGTGGTAGCAGTGGTAGCCGTAGTAGTAGTGCCTGAGGACGCTGTAGCGGTAGGGGTACCTGCCCCAGCAGATAACCATGCAGCACCTTGTGAGGCTGACATGTTATTACGTAGTGCTTGGAGTTCTGCTGCTGCTTGAGGGTTGGATGCTGCTATCTGACTAGCAACACTATTACCACTTGCAGCTTCACCGTAGGTAAGACCTGTAATACCATACTTAGCTGCAACATTAGCTGCTAGTTGTTGGGCGTTGTTAGTTGGGTTAGTTGTCATTATTATCCCCTTACGGTGTGTTTCCTGTGATTGCTACTGAAGCATTGTTAGTCCATACTGGACGGACATCATCTGTAGTAGCATCGGTATTTACTGATACCCTACTCCATAAGTCGGTGAGGCCAGTAGTGTCTTGCATCTTACCAGCGGTCCCATCAAATATTTCAGCATTAGTAGGATTAGAGCCACTAACAAATGTGGATTGAAATAGGTACCCAGCAAAATCACGACCTATCTGTGTGTTTTGGGTATCTGTATTGATCTCACTATACCAGTTATAAGAAGTGGCTGGGGATGACTCTGAGTTATTGACGTACACCTTAACTCTATCGGCGGCAGTACCTTGACTACCATCATAATCAACCTTAACGCAATACCATGTATTGGTTGTGATACTTGAGGGGAACGCTCCAGAGATAGAGGTGCTATCGGCAGTATTTCGTAGCGATACCCCCACATTGCCGGTTCCAGAGTTGATATCAATCATAAATTCACTACCGGAGGATGTGCCGCCCGTTACGCCTTTAAATATAACGTCATTACCCTGTGATAATGTCAAATAAACTGATCCAGCCCATGTCCATTGGGTGCGATCATACCCACCCCAATTAGTTGATGACATACTGAGCTTTTGTGATATGGAATCGATAAAGGCTAGGCTACTGGAAGGCACTCCACCATAGCTATGGAAAGGTACTATACTGGGTAATATCAACATCTTATTGAAGTACCGTTACATGGGCTTGAGTGAAGCCATTAATCCTACGCACGTCGATGAAGAAATCATCAGCGTTAGTAGTAGTTAGATCATCACCAGTCGTAACTGTGAAGCCACTTGTGGTGATAGCACCAGCCGAAGCATCATTCGTGTATTGGATAGTGATCACTGTATCGTTGGCAGGTGGGGCTAATGTATGAGCACCTCCATTGACAGCTTTCTGTATATTGCCGTTAGCTTCATCAGGGGTGAAGGTACCAGTAGTCTTGGTACCAGCATCAAAGGTCGTAGCAGCGTACCCTACGGATAGGGTGTCTGTTACATCTGCCTTGAGGATGTCTGCATCATATGCCTGTACGTTCACACCGATATCAGCATCAACTACGTAGGTAGCATCGTATGCCTGTACGGTTGTACCAATATCAGAGTTATATGTTATATCTGCTGTATCACTAAGATCTGTAGAGGCTACACTACCAAGGGCTACGGTAGGGTTACCTGTTACGCCAGTACCATTGGTAATAACAATCTTAGCATCAGCAGCTG